GCCTGACGTAACAGTTTGGATTTGATACTCGCCGTTGACATTCACCCCACCAATCGTATTGGCACCAGCAATGGTGACGAAGTCGTTTACCTGCAAGCTATCTGCCGCACTATCTGAAACAGTTAAAGTGGTTCCGCTGGCTGTGAGTGTGATCCCTGCACCGGGGTTGGAGTTGGTTTCTCGTATGGGCGTAATGTCGTAGTACTCGCCGCCGTCCTCTACGTAGAACTTCAAGTTGGTGCCAACACCCAGCAAGTTATAGTTCTTGAGCGTCACCCAATTCCATAGTGAACGCGCAACGCCAAGAAAGGTGTTATACGACAGCGCCGCCCAACCGCCGATCTTTTCAGGATAACCGGAGCGAAAACGAATCTTGTCGCAGTCATACCAACCACCTTCGTTAGAAAGCGTAGTCCCCTCGCGGTTTACGCCGGGGCGAAATTGAAGTTTCTGTAGCGGCATATTATGCCTTCATGATAAATGCGAGCGCGAAGTACGGGACAAGGTTTGCATTGGTGCCAGAAGAGCCTGTTGTGCTGTTTGATATAGAAATCCCGGTAACTTGGGAATCAGAATTTAACTGCGTAGTATCTCTAGCTGTAGCCATTGACGGATAAGCAACGCTGCTGTTTGTATTTCTGTTGATGCCTGTTGGCAATACATGCGCGTGACCGGGATCGGTAACCGTAGCTGTGTGCGTATGGCTAACCACAATCGCATCTTTGGAGCCACCTGTTTTTGTATTGCCGCCGGTGATTGTCGTCACAGACTGCCCACCACTATCTACGCTTGCCCCCACAATAAACTTGTCCCGCAAGTCAGGAGTACCACTTGAGCCGTTACAGAGCAACCAACCGGAAGGAATCGTAGCAATCGTGCCTGACCACATCATAATCATGCCGGTGACAAACGTTGTTGGGGTTCCCCATATTGGCGAACTACCTGCACCTTGAGATATAACGACTTGTCCTGAAGTGCCTGAAGACCCGCCAAGTATTAAGTCATCGTTAAGTGTAGTTGTGCCTGTAACTGTGGCGTTGCCTGTAACTGTAGCGTTACCTGTAACGGCGACATTCCCACCGAAACTCATGTTGTTTACTATGTGATTTAACTGCTCGGTAATGTTAGTGCCGTCAGCACGGAGCAAGACACTTTTACCTGCTGGAATCGCAACACCTGTACCTGCTGCTGTGGTGTTACCCAAGACGGTTGAGCAATACACAGTTGCTACATAAGCAGTAGTATTAATAACAACGTAGAGTTTAGTCACCGGTGGGACATATACAGCAAAGTTAGCCGTAGTTGTTGTAGTCAATGAAATAGCAGCGCAGCGGGCTTGGTCAGCCGCACCGTTCTGAGCAGTCAACGCTTGGTTTGCGCTAAGTACGGATACTGACGCCAAGCCAGAAATAGCGTCTTCGATGATAACGCCGAGGTTATCATTGTTAATTGTGCCCCATGTACCGGTCTTTTCACCGTTGGCAATAAGTTCGATTCGTAGATCGGGGGAGTATGTACTTGGCATCGCTATTCCTTACTTTTTCATAGAGACGAATTAAAACTCGACCCATCCGGTTATAACATACTTGGTGTTTGTGAGCGGGGGGTTGCCTCTATGCGCGTGTGTAAAGCCGCCCGGAAACAAACAAACAGTGCCTTTTTTAGGTTTAACACGTAGAGGGTAGTACAGAAATTCTGTCTCTCCCCCTTCATCTACATCGTTTAGATATGCAACAAAGGTAAGTAATCTTTTACTAGATTCTCGGTCCGTTGTTTCGCAATGCCAAACGTGATACCCCTCACCTACTTTTGTCCGTTGTATTTTTAAATCGTATAAGTTATGAGAAGCCAACGTGTGCAGTATGGAAAACTGATCTGCATAAGGTTTATAGGCATGCTCCCAGAACGGGTTACAAAAATGTTCGGCTTGTACATACGGCAGTAAATCTAAGCACCGAGAAATAAAGGTATTTGTATCTTGCTTCACTATTTGATTTACGTTTTCACGTTGCTGCCGCGTTGACACAAGCCCCGCCGCTTCAGCCTGATAGAAAAAACGAATAAAATCATCACATACTTTGTCTGAAAGTACGTTTTCGTAGACACCGATAAAGTTATTCATGTGCGGGTTTATTAAGCCAGCATGGATTCAGCGTGGGTCTTGGCTTCTGCCACCCGGCGCAGCCACCCTTTACCGAACGTGCCAAACGTAGGCAGACTGCGGTAAAACGCTTCCTTTTCTGCACTGAATTTTGCCACTAATTCGCTCTGATTGGCATCTTTTAATGACTGCATAGTCTTGGGGCCGATAGCACCGTCCGGGGTGGTGCCGATAGCTTTCTGCATGGTCTTAATCGCACGACCGGGGCCAGCATTGACGGCAAAGTCAAACATCAGGTAGTCCAGCCCCTCCGGCAGATCATCAGCCTTGACTGCATCCCAGTACTTCTTCTTGTACATCGGGCCTACTGTTTCAGGTGTCAGAGCGCGCATTGCCTTTTCGTCAACAGAATGGCCTACCCACTCTTCCCAGACTTTCTTGGTCACGCCAAGGTTCGTCATGCCACCGGGGTCTTTTGGATGATTTACGAAACCACCCTCGTGTTTCAGGATGGCTTTAAGGGCTTCGTCGAAGTTCTCTTTCATTTCTCAGTATCTCCTGACAGGCAGTTAATTGGTGGGTGATTTCGTCGGCGTCTGCTGCGATGGCGATAAGAGCTTCCGCAGTCTCTCCTGAAAGTCTGGCTTTCGCTCCTCCATGATCGCTGCTGGCACTGGAGGTAGCACTGGGCACGGCGTTACTACTGTCTGGACACGCGGCGTCGATGAACAGCCCGTCAGTACGAGCAACATCAATAAGCTGCCGCTTCTCAACTTCCACAGTCCTGATCTTCTCGACATACACTTTCTCCACTTTGGTTTGCGCATTTGCCAGCAGGTGCTCAAACTCACGTACCTTGTCCTGCTCGGCTTTCAATATCTTTGCAGCTTCTGCGGCAGCTACCGCTTTCTCTGCCTCCCAGTCGGCCTTGGTGACCGCAACACCTGTGTGGTGCCCGTAGAAATATGAGCAGATAACAAGCGCCAGAGCGCCAACAATCACGTAGGGATTAGGCATCTTCAGTCTTTCCGGCTTTGATAGATTCAATCTTCTCCTGCCCACGCGTCCAAGCAGAGATGCCAAGGATCGCCATGAACGTAATATGTATGAACCCGCCAGACTGCAAAGTCAACGAAGTCCACTGACGAAACGCATCGTTTGCCGCCTCAGTCTCCCAGAATTGCACGATGGCCCACAAGATGGGAAACAGCACGAAGTCACACAGACAGATAATCATGTAGGTGATCGCCATCATCGGACGCCATTTAGTCGTCATCCAGTCAGTTGTCTCGTTCATATTCACCTCTCATATAGTCAGCAATCATCTTCTTACGCAATTCCCGCAACGCCTTGAGTTCCATTTCAACCGCCACTCTTGCGTTGTTTAAATCCATGTACATCACCCCTAATACGGGGAGTACCACTACAAAAGTCAACGCCATTATCGCCACACATAAGACGACAATAAGCGATACGTCAGACTCTCCCTTAGCAGGAGCAGGACGCCGAGGAGCCACATTACGACGAAAAAGATTGCCCCAAACCAAGATACATACTCCCACCGCTGCCGCACTATTCTGTGCCTATACAACCGCTCCTTCTGCAACCTCGCCGTCTCACGCCTGTGTGCCTCGTCCTGTTCAATGACAATCTGCTTCCACATCGCCTCGTACTTCGTCCACAGTGCGCCCAACTCCGGTGGGGCCTTATACACCATAGTTTCCCGCAACTCTGCCAGCATGGCATCCAACCGCGACTTGATGATGACACGGGCCAGAGCTCTCTTACCTATCGACTGCTCCCCTGTGTATACCGTCTTGGCCTCCGCCTCCTGCTGGATAAACACCTTGCCGATCTTGTCGTACTCATCCATCAGCGCACCCAGATCATTGCCAATCTGGATAAACACATCGTTCGGGTCGGCCTTGGCTATCTCCTGCACCCGCTGTACTTCTTCGTTGTACTGAATCTTCTGCGCGTTCGTCGGATTCGGTATCTTCTGGAACTGCTTCTTTAGATCATCGAGTACGTCCTTGACTTCCCCTGCCGCGCCCTTGATGTCCTTATAAAGTTGACAACCCTTTTTTACCGCAGCAACAGCAGCATTGGCAGCAGCAAGTAGGGTTAGCGGGTCAATTTATTCCTCCGTCAACGAAATGCAGGACCGCCTATCCACAACACCAAAGACCGTCGAACGCCTTTCGTAACAGGCGCAACTCTATGTAGAGTGTAAGACGGGAAAAACCATGCCCGCCCTCTTTGGCACTCTAGTGTTTGCGCTACATCGTTACCCGTTTTTACCTGAAACTCACCCCCTTCAAATTCCGATGGGTCAGATAAAAGCATAGCCATTGACAACTTTCTGGGCACCCCTTTATCGGATGGGGAGGCGTCGGTGTGCCAATCGTAATGCCCCTGTTGCTGTTCCGTATACAGACCAAGCTGCATCGGCTCGTGAAATCCGGTCAAGTCTAAATGAAAAAACCGACTATTAACTTCCGCTACAGCAACAGCAAGTTTCTCCCAGACATGTAGAAGTTCAGGTTTCATACTAACCCATGCAACTTGTGAAGTACGAACCTCGTTATTTACTCCCATGCTCCCACCTGAGCCACCAACACAACCATCTTGCAAACGCAGCCACTCTGGCTGGGCGAGGATCAAATTAATATCTTCGGGAGTAAGAAACCCCTCCCAGTAAGCAAGATGATCTTTGCCGGGTATAGCACGGGGCGGTATTGGGTAGATCACTTCGCCTCCATTAAAGTAGTCCTGTTTTTCCCATAAGAATAATTATTTCTTATAGTGTTGTCCCCAACCTCAGAGGCGTGTTTACCGTTCTTCCGTACAAAATGCAGAAATACTTGCCCTGAGTAATAGCCTTGCGGCCCGTCACATTTATCACGCCAATGCTCAATATCGCATCCGGGGTAAATAACTCCGTCACCTTCACCCATATCAAAGCGCTGCCCGCCCATATAAATAGGCCAAACATAGTGGTGCGAACGACCAAGTTGTATAGTAACGCTGACCTCGCAAGCTGGGCGGTCGGTATGACGCTCAAGCACATCACCATTACTATATAACCTAGCATACGCGTAGGTTGGAATCAACTCTTCTCCGACAACCTGTTCAATCGTGGGCCACAAACGCTCATGCAGTGTTTCAAACATATACTCGTGATCGAGAATGGCAAGAGCGTTAGGGATTTGTTTGTCCGAGCGCGGTGCTATATCGCCATGTCGCATAAGTACGTGCGTGAAGAAATGACAAAACTCTAACGGTACAATATTCTTAACTTTGATTAGTGTTAACATACTATTTTGTGCCGCATAGAAAATACAATTTCATCGTATGGCGTACTCATGAATGCTTGCATGATTAGCCGACACGTATTGTCAAGTGGCTCAAAATGTAATCCGGCATCGCGGGTATCATCTGCGTAGCTAACTGAATGTGGTTGTCTTGTGTTCATAACCCAAACATCTCCGGGCTTTGCAACAAAATATTCGATCTCAGTCAACGCGTCCCTGCGCAAATTCCAGTAACTGTTCCCATGATCCACCACTGACTCTTCGTCCGGAATAATTTCCCCTTCCCAAAACGAAGTTTTTTCCCCGTTAGCCTCAAGGTAAAAGTTAATTACGGCCTGCTCATCTAAATGGATATGGGGGGCAAGTAATCGTATCTCTGTTAAATTAACAGCAATTAATGAATGTTGTATCTCAGGCGGTAGTTGCTCACGGACAAGTTCAGTTTGTTTTCTTGGTAGGTAACGCCGGACCGCACGGGGTTTGTTATATCCGTCTCGATGTACCCCATGCGACTGAATTACATGTTGCCCGATAACCACCTTTGCTTTTTTAAGAAAAGGAGTTTCCACCGGTAAATGTAATTGCGCTGCGTATTTCATAGGATTTTTAACCCCAAACAGCGAGTCTGTGCAGTAGCCACCTTTGCGCCCGTAGACACAGCAATTGCGGTAGGGCCTACAAACACACGATCTTCAATACAAAGAGAGCCTTCACATAAAAATAAATTGGTGCCCTGCGGGAGTAAAACATTATCGCCCGTCGCAAAATCCATAACATCACAGTTTAGTTCTTTGCCATCGTTTAGTAGTCTGTCGTAACAAAAAACCACAGCAGGTTCAGTAACTAATAAGTCATATTCTTTAGCTACATAGTCAGGACCGCGTAATATGGTACCGGGAAAGTTGTCTTGTCTTCGTACTCCAGTTTCCGCATCGCGAGACTCGGTATAGCCTTTTACACAAAAGATGGTGCAAGTAGTTATATCTTTAACTATAAGCTTAAACTGTAAACCTGCCTCATAAGTATTTTCAATAAATACTCTACCAAACACTCGAAGGGGGCGTTGCTTCATAACTACACCGTTTGCACAAGTATTTCAGGGTTTTCAGGAGGTGGGGGGATCAGCCCGTCTATAGGATACGAATTCTCTTGTCCTACCATGCCTTTGTACTCTTGAACCTTGGCCGGATCAGCAATGAACTTTTCCTCCCGCTCTTGTTGCTCTGCGTGATAAACCCCTGCCACGGCAATACGTTTTTTAATCTCTACGGGGTCAGTAACATCAGGCCACATATTCATGGGTTGAAAAGCATGTTGCGGGTAGTCATCAGGATTTTGAGACTTAGTTGTGTCTGATGCAAATGAAACAAGCAGAGAATACGACTGTTCTTCAAACGCATGGATTTTCATGTATAAAGTATTCACACTCTACTCCTATTAAGATGCGCCGCCTTGGCGCGTGCCCGTGGCAGGATAAGTTACAAACGGGTTTCCGACAATATAGTTACCTGCACCACCACCACTTCCGCTGGAACTAGAACCTGCTGCCCCACGTCCGCCACCAGAACCTCCCGCGCCTCCGATCCCACCACCACCGCCACCACCACCACCGCCAGCGCTACTTGTCCCCCCAGCCCCCGGATTACCCGGAACGTTACCACCGGGACCTCCACCGCCACCGCTGCCACCATTAAACCCAGCACCGCCACCGCCACCGCCACCGCCCCACGATTGAACGAATTTACCCGACCCGGTCCTCACTCCGGCACCGCCGCCACCGCCACCACCACCGCCAGCCAAAGTTCCGTTGTTTGTGATGGTTGTTGGACGATTTACGTAAACAGCATTTCCTCCGCCACCGCCCGGCCCCCCACCAGCAGCAGTGTTCGCATTAGCAAGTCCGCCTCCACCGCCACCGCCACCCATACCTTGAATGACGCCGTTATTGACGATTGTCACTGTATCGCCGGGATTGAATGAAGACGGCACCAGCATGGCGTACGTGCCGGTTGAAGTGCTTCCCACCGTCACGCCGGGGTTTACCGTAACAGTTAAGTCAGTAGCGCCAGCTACATAAGTTGGGCCACGATTGGTATAAACGTCGTAGTTATAGGTATTAGCGGCAATCGTCAATGCAACAGTAGAGCGGTTTGCTGAACCGTAAAAATTCCCCATCGCAATCTGACCGGATGTGGGAATTGCAGCATTAGTGGGGGTGTTTGGTACTAAGCCACCGCCACGATAATATTCACTCAACGAATGAGGAACCGTGCCACCAAACTCGGTGGCGATTGTGGTCATCGATATGGCGGTACCGGGGCCGGGAATAGGCATGGTCAGCCCCCTTTCTTCAGCGCCTCAACCTCAGCGCGAAGTTCTGCAATCGCAGCAAATGCCAAAGCGCACATTTTTTCGTAGTCAACTGCAAGAGTTCCATCCTCTCGTTTACGGACAGCTACTGGAAACTGGGCTTCTACATCCTGCGCGATAACACCAAAATCAGACTTCTGCACAAAGTACCCGTCTGCCCCACCATGTTGCGCAAGATACTCATCAGTCCAGTCAAACAACTTACCGCCAATAGCGCACACCTTGGACAGCGCATCGGGGATATCGCGGATGTTCTCTTTCAATGTGCGGTCTGATGAAAAGAACGCAGTAACGTTGTTGGTGGCACGAATTTCACCTGTTGTGCCGGACGCCGCAGTACCAACACCAAACGAACCAAATTGAACGCTAGAGGTAGTGGCAATGTCCTGCGGACCCGATAACGTAATAGACCCGCCACCATTTGTCACAGTAACTCGATTCGCTGTACCTGTTAGGGTCGCTTTAGCCAGCGTATTGCCGGTGGTGTTACCGATTAAAAGCTGACCGTCAGTATATGTAGTTTGACCTGTACCACCAGAAGCTACAGGTAACGCAGCACCCAATACCAACGAAGGGGCGTAATCAAGTGCGTGTACAACGTTTACACCGTCTGTGAAAAGTATGGTCTCGCGCCCAGCAGGAATTGATAAGCCCGTACCCGCCGCAGTCGTATTCCCCAATACAGTAGAACAAAAAATAGTGGCTTGGTACGCGCTAGAGTTACGGACGACGTAAACTTTATCTACAGGAGGTACGTAAACGTTAAAGTTAGCAGTTGTTGTGGTAGTCAGATCAAGCGTCATATTTCGTGACTGATCTGCCGCACCATTCTGAGCGGTCAGCGCTTGATTTGCGGAAGTAATACTGACGGCTACATAACCAGCAATTGCATCTTCAATTAGAGTTCCCAAGTTTGTGTTGGTGGTTACACCCCAAGTGCCCGACTGCTCACCCGTGGCAATAAGCTCAATCCGCAGATTGGGAGAGTAGGTAGAAGGCATAATTTTTCCTTACATACATCAAACAGTATCGATCAAAGTCCAGCCCGGTGTCTGGTCATCATTTATAACTTCCCACAATAACCTGCGGGCGGCTGCGTCTTCGGCCTCTACGGTTTCCGCAACTGATGTACCAAACGTTGCCCCCGCATTTACCGTATCCGTAGCCGTGGCGCTTTGTGTAACATTACCCCCAAATTGGGCTAATGCAGAATCAGTTTCAGACGCGGCGCTTGTTTCAGTAACGCGCACATCAAAGGCGACAGTTGCTGACATAGTCTCAGAGCAAGTCGGGTCTTCCTGAATCTGCCCCGTAAACGCAGTTAATGGGAAAACAAAATCCGCGCCTTCTCCAACAGTAAGCATTGAGCGAGAATACGTATTAAACGCAGAATACTCGTCAGTTTGAGAAACACTCTCCGCAATGGCTGATTCAAACACAACAGAACTACTGGGCGTATCTAACGGACTCGCCGTTTCAGAGATATTTGCAACAATTGCAATTAACCCTGCGACTTCATCTGCCCCACTACCCGTTTCACTTACCGATACACCAAATGCTACATTACCTACGACTACGTCTTGAGCGCTACCTGTTTCAGAGACCGCACTGTTTACGGAAAATACCCCCGCTGTAACGTCAGCCGCAGTTGCAGTACTCGTAAACGTAGCAACAAAGGTGGCTAGAGTCGAAACAGAATCCTGCACCACCCCAGTATGAGAAATAGTGCAGTCATATGCGGACAAGCCCCAACCGGCCTGACCCCAAGTCCCGGAATCCCAGCCCCCGTTAGACATTTATTACGCAGCGACGAGTTGGGTTTCTGCAAACCAACGCTGGTGTTCTGCGCCATTTGCATCGGTCCATGAGATCAGACAGAAAACATTACCGTCATCATCCATACGCAATGCAGCCACAGGGCCTTGCGGTACGACTGCTTCAACCTTCACTACATCACCTTTTTTAAATTTGGTAGCCATCATTACTCCCATTAAGCTGCGTCAAGGTTAAATGTGTAGGTCACGTTCAAAACGTCACCGCTTACAACTGCGCGATCACCCGGTGCTTGAAAATCCGAAGCGGAAAACAAAATGCCCGATGTACCTGTCGCCACATTAGTGAGAAACGCCCCAGCGATTGTTGTCGTTGCATTCATGTTAAATACAGCAACGCTTGCCGAGTTAGTGATGACTGAAGGATCAGCCAGCGTTGGTGTACCAAACACAGCAGCTTTACGGTTACCCGAATAGCCAGTATCTTCAGTCCAACCACCGCCACCTGTAGTGCCATGCGAAGCAAGTGTTTGTGTAGCTGAATAGGTTGTACTTGCTGCCGGACCTGTAATAAGACCAATATACCAAGCGGCAGTGTAAGTCGAACCACTAAAATACTTGGCGTTCATGTCCTGCAAACCTTCGTTAACTACGAGGTTGTGGGCGCTTTCTTCCCACTTGAGGTTGCCGTCCTTGTCAAAACACTTAACGGTGAATACGCCACCAGCAAGCATTGCTTCAAGGCCGGTAACTTTACGCTCAATGGTTGCAATAGCACCATCCGCACTTTTGCCAGTTTCGATCTGCATGATTACTCCTTATGGGAAACGAATTAAAGCCGTCGTCGCCGAGTTAACAGGCATGGTGACGGTGTTGCTCACACTGCTAAAAGTTTTATCTGAACCGAAGTCCAGCACTGCGACGGACTTGTTACTGCGGGTCACGTTGTAGATCAAAGCCCCACGCGCTACAAAGTTAGCACCGGGCCAAGACACGTTGTTGAAGTCCACATACACCGTGCCCGTCTGTACATCCGTCGTTATTGTCGCGCCTGTT